ATTGAGTTAACTCTTCTTCAAGAAGTGTTCTAACCATGAAGCGGTCTGCTTCGTTTTCGTATTTAACGAGTAATCTTTGGTAATTTACTGGATTGTGCGTCATGTGTCCTAATTCGTGTAACAGGACTCTGTGGCGCTCTTTTTCGTCTAATAAGCTATTGATATAGACAATCCTAAACTCAGGCTCATAGAAGCCGTCTCGTTCAATTAAATCACCATGAAAGATACAAAGTTCAACTTGAAAAGTTTCAAGTAATTCTTTATCTGTCAAATATATCAGTCCTTTTATATAAATTAACCTTTTCGGCTATCAAGGTAACCTTTGATGATACCTTGGATAGCAATCTTTTCTTCATCAGTCAATGGTTTGCCGTCAAAGAGCATGACACCATCGGCTAATTGAGCTAAGTCCATCTCTTTTCCAGATGGTGTGAGGTAGGTGTCTTTAGCGATGTTTGGATTGTCCGTCCGTCCTAGCAGGTAATCTGTAGAGACGTGGAAGTAGTCAGCGATTTCTTGAAGACGTTCAGCGGACGGCTGGTTTCTCTTGATTGCGTAAATAGCGTTTTTACTTAATCCAAGATTTTCTTCTAGCTTTGCAATAGAGATTCCTCTACTTTTGCAAAGCTCTTTGATTTTTTCGAATGTTGAAAACATTGATATATCAACCTTTCTAAGCATCACGAAAAATATTTTAGAGAAATATCTATTTTATTGTTGACAAAAACAAGAGAATACTCTAAAATATAATTTGTAAAGCGAATAAATAAGCGAAACAAAAAGCGAAAATAAAACTAAAAAAATAAAGTTTGGCGACTTGATATGTTAGTGTTATTAGGCTATTTGTTAGTGTTTTTTTTCTATATGTTGATTGTAGTTTATTCTCTAATCATTGTCAAGAGTAAACTATAAAAATATTTCGCCAAAAAATTCGCTTTACAGATTTTGGGAAGGAGGGAAGATGAAAAATTGTACAAGTGAATTACAAAAGCGTATAGAACATTTCCGATGGGTAGAACAGAAAATGTCATCTTCGAGTGAAGAACTTTATCTAGAAAAAGATTGGTATGATAACCCAACTCTGATTACCAAAGAAGATGCAAAAAAAGAAATAGAACAAGCTGAGCTTGAACTATTTCAGAAAAAGTCTAAAAGTATTTGGCAATCCATGCGCCGATTATTCCGCCGATAATGAGGTTGAGTATCCAGAATGTGAACTTTCCAAATGTTGACTCTCGAAATGTAGCGAGTAAGCCAGATAGGTTTGTTCCTTTGATTTTCCAATTAGGTGTGTTGGTTTTTAAATTATCGTTGATGGCCAATGTTAGGAATGTTGAAAAGCTATTGACCTTACTTGATGTTGACATACTCAACTCGTGGTAATGGCCAGAATTAAAAGCTTCAGCTTCCTGTTTACCTGTAAGGAAGCGATGTGGGGTTAGCTTATTCAATTCGAGTAATTTTTCAATATGAGGATTATCAATATAGCCACCACCATACATCTTTTTAAAGAGATGAGCTAAATCAATTTTTTTGTCATCATCGATCATTACTGGTGTATCACCTAGAACTTTGAATCGTTGTTCGAGGGCATGAAAGCCAAATACAGTATCTCTCATGTTCCAATGGATCCAAATTTTGTCGGTATTTTTCTCAACAAATGCGAAGAAATCAGTCAGTAGCTTTTTTTCGATAGTTTCATAAGTATCGTCAGTAATTTCTAGATTTAACATTTCAGAATATTGATGAATAGAGAAGTTATTAGTTTGGGCATTATTGAATCGTCTGACGGAAATGGAAGCTATTCTGGGGCTTTTACCACCTAAGTTATAAAAACTTTCGCAAGAATAATGGATAATCAGATATTTTTCTGGCTTATCTTCAATGTTTTTAAGAATGACATTGGCGGATTTGTAATCAGAGTATCGAGACATTGCAACCTCACGTTTTTATTTTAATTATATCAGAAAGGAGAATAAATGAGCCAACAACACCAAAAATGGTCAGCTCTTGTTGAACAGCGACTAAAAGAAAAAGATTGGACCAAAGGCGACTTAGCACTAGCGGTTGGTTTGCGGAGTTCGGGAACAATCACTGACTTACTCGCGAAGGGTAAAGGTAGTGTTGATCTAAAGGTTAGAGTTTCAAAAATCCTTGGAATTCGTGAACCATGGGAATTATTTGAAAGGTAACAAAAAAGTCCGACTGGAATCGGACTCAAAACAAAAATTTACTACTTAGATTATATCACAAAGGAGCTAACTATGGACAATATCTTAATGAGTTTGTCCGACTGGATAAAAGAAATTATTGAAAAAACAGTTAACAGATTAGTCCAAATCAAATTAGATGAGGCAAATGCCGAATTATGGACTAGAGAAAAAGTAGCGGACAGGCTTAACATGAGCCCGGCTACTTTTGATAAGTACTACAGGTATGATAAAAATTTTCCAAGCGAATTGCCAGGCGTTCGTTGGAAAAAAGCTGAAATTATCGCCTGGCTAAATAACCAATAAGACTTTTGGACGAGGTCTAATCACAAGGGAAGAAACACTGGAAAACAATTAGGAGTGTAATTATGTTTAATAAAAAGAAAAAATTGCAGAAGTCATTCAATAATATTAACAAGCACATTGATAGTCTGACGCTGTCAGAACAAGAAAAGCGTAATCTAAAAGGATTGCTTCGTAATGTCAAAATTAGAACAGGGGTGGCGTGATGAATGCAATTGGTATGTATAGCATTTTAGAGCGGCTAGACCGGCTTGAAAAAATCGTATTTGAAACAGTAGATGACACGAGCGACATTTTGACTCGTTTGAGAAATTTGGAAAAGGCGGTGTTACAACCGGCTGAAGGAGAATAACGATGACACAGGCGGAACGCATTAGGGAATTTTATAAGGAAAATCCCACTGCCAGCTATGATGAGGTGGCAGAAGCTATCGGAACGACTAATAGCAACGTCAGAGCTAATATAGCCAAGGACATCAAGGCAGGCAGATGTGTCCGCCTCGAAGATAAATCATTGGACTACTCAGCTCATTTTGGGGCAACGGAAGCCCTAGCTGACTTAGTAGATTGGAAGAATGATACTAGACGGGAATGGGTGGAAATGCTGACGAGAGCAGCAGAAAAAGAAACAGATAGCAATACGATGCGATTGCTTATCAAGGAAGCTAATAAACTGATGAAAGAGGTAACGAAATAATGGCTAAATTATACGAACTCGTTGGGGAATATCGGGATTTATACGAGTTAAATCTTGATGATGAAACCTTAAAAGATACGCTAGACAGTATTGACTGGGCAGACAGATTGTCAGAAAAAGTTGAAGGCTATGCCCAGGTTATTGAAACAGCACTTGCTGAAGCGAAGATGTTTGAAGAGGCTGAAAAGAAATTCAAAGCCAAAAAAGAGGCTGCTAAAAAGAAAGCTGCTTGGCTACAAGGTAATGTTTTTGATGCCATGAAATTGACCAATCAAACAGAAATCAAGTCAGGAATTTTTACAGTGCAAATTAGACAGAATCCTGAATCGGTAAAAGTAGATGAAGAGTTACTGCCGAAAAAATACTTCAACAAAAAGATTACAGTCGCTCCGGACAAAACAACGTTAAAAGAACTGCTCAAATCTGGAAAGAAAATCAAGGGAGCAGAACTAATACGTACAGAAAAGTTGGTGATTAAATGATGAAACTAATCAATATAACACGAATTACAGACAACTTATCGGTTGTAATTGGCAAAGAACATGTTGATGTGATTGCGACTGAAGGTTTTCCATTTGATATCCAAATTCGTTTTGTCAAGATTGAGGATACTCAACTCGACAACGACTCTGATAAAAAGATTTTTACTCCAGAATATCAACTTGCTTTTGCTGCAGTGCACAAAGAAAATAAAGCATTTTTCAAAAGCGAGGAGGATATCATAATATTTGCCAAGCAACTAAAAGAAATTAAAGAACTATTCAAGTTCGCTACACTCAACAAGCAAACTTGGTTTGATACAGCTCTTTTTGAAGGAGTGTTATCACAGAAAGTTGGTGCGCTATGAAAATACTAGCGATTGATCCAAGTAGTAATCGAATTGAAACTAGTACAACAGGAATCGTCTTACTAGACAATGCAAGGCTAGTTGA